GATTAGGATGTGGATATTGTTATTCTGATAAGTTTGTATCTGAGGAACAAGCTCTGAAAGAACTACAAGAAGTTACTGGTAGAAAGATAACACCTCTTAGAACTATTAAGTTCGATAGTGGTAGGTTGAAAGAAGTTTGGAAAAAGAATGTACTTTCAATAGGATTATCATCTTCCTTCTTAGAACCATTAGAAGCAACATCAATACATTCATCCATAATTCAGTTAGTACAACTAACACAACATCACTTATCACCTTACAAAGAGGATATGATGAGAGAATCAAACATCAAAGCAAATAACGAACACTTTAATATGATGTTAGATGAATTCAGAGCTTTGATTCAAATACACTATATTACAAAAAGAGATGATACTCCATTTTGGAAATATGTACATAATGATTTAAAGAGAGACCCATTAGTTGAAAGAATTTTAGAGATATGTGAATATAGAGTTCCAAACGCTAATGATTTCCCACATTACAATGGTTCAGCTGGTTGGGGTGTGTTTAATTGGATATTGGGTGGAAATGACTTAATCAGTAAAGATGCATTAGATAAATCCCTAAATACTCATAATTTTGAAAAATCATCTGAACAAATTTACAAACATATGGTAAAACAATACACATTTGATAGTAAGCAACACTTTCCACATACTAAATTTATCAATTGGACAAAAGATTTTTCAAAAAAAGAAAAATAAATTAGGATAATTCAAATTAATTTCTTATATTTGTATTAACAAATGAGAGAAACTAAGCGATTCAAAAATAATTTAGAAAACATTTGGAATTGTGAAAAACTTTTCGTATATTTGTATAACAAATGGAGATAGACCCTCTTAAAACTGGGTTTCTTGATATTTATATAAGGTGTAGGAAAGACACTAAAATAAAACCATTAAATAAATAAACCTTTAAAATTTAAAAATTATGGCACTAGATTTAAGCGCAATCAGAGGTAGACTGAACAAACTACAAAACACTTCAAACAGAACATCTAATCTATGGAAACCAACACCTGGTAAACACCAAGTGAGAGTAGTTCCTTATAAGTTTTCTCCTGAGAATCCTTTTATTGAATTATTTTTCCATTACAACATCAACAACAAAACGTATTTGTCTCCTTCTTCTTTTGGAAGACCAGACCCTATCGTTGAGTTCGCTGAAAAGTTGAAGAGAATGGGTGATAAAGAAGATTGGAAAGCAGCTAAGAAGATGGAACCGAAATTAAGAACTTTTGTACCTGTACTTGTAAGAGGAGAGGAATCAGAAGGAGTTAAGTTTTGGGGATTCGGAAAAACTGTCTACCAAGAAATACTAGGTTACATTGCTGATCCTGATTATGGAGATATTACTGACCCTACTAATGGTAGAGATATTACTATCGAATATACATCAGCTGAAGATGCGGGAACTTCTTATCCTGTAACTACTATCCGTGTTAAACCTAATACTACTCCATTAGGAAAAGATGATACGGCAAATCAAAACTTTATTGAAACTCAAACTAATATTACTGATATCTATTCAGAATTATCTTACGATGAGTTAAAATCAGTATTAGAAGGTTGGTTAAACCCAACTGCAGATGAAGCTAATGAGAGTGTATCTCAACAAACACTTTCAACACCTTCAACTAAAGTAGCACCTGCTCCAGTAGCAGCACCTGCGGCAGCTGTAAGTACTGAAGAGAAAAAGAAAATGGATGATGTCGCATCAGCATTTGATGATTTGTTTAACGGATAATATATAATAAATGGCAAAAAAAGAAATGGATTTAGCAGCAGAACTAGCTTCTGAACTAAACAAATATAGTAAAGACCAGAAGGTTGCCTTCTTTTTAGGAGAAGATGATGCACCCACAAATGTGGATGGATGGATATCAACTGGTTGTGCTATGTTAGATGTAGCCATTTCGAATCGCCCTTATGGTGGACTTCCTGTTGGAAGGATTACTGAAGTAACTGGTTTAGAACAAAGTGGAAAATCATTAGTATCTGCTCACCTCCTTGCTGAAACACAAAGGCAAGGTGGTGTTGCGGTTCTAATAGATACTGAAACTGCGGTAAGTAGAGAGTTCTTAGAAGCAATTGGTGTAGATGTAGCAAAACTACTTTATGTATCAGCTGATTCAGTAGAACAAATTTTCGAATTTACCGAAACAATCATTGAAAAGGTAAGAACCACACAAAAAGATAAGTTAGTAACAATCGTAGTAGATTCCGTTGCAGCAGCTTCAACTAAAAAAGAGTTAGCAGCTGATTATGATAAGGATGGATACGCTACTGATAAAGCTATTATTATCTCAAAGGCGATGAGAAAGATTACCAATCTAATTGGTAGGCAAAAAATCACATTAGTATTTACTAATCAACTTAGACAGAAGATGAATGCTATGTTTGGTGACCCTTGGACTACTTCTGGAGGAAAAGCTCTTGCGTTTCACGCATCGGTTAGACTTCGTTTGAAGAATATGGGACAAATCAAACAAAAAGTAAATGGTACTGATAAAACCATTGGTATGAAAGTTAGATGTCAGGTTATCAAAAACCGAATGGGACCACCATTAAGGTCTGCTGATTTTGAAATATTCTTTGATAGAGGAATTGATAACTTTGGTTCTTGGTTAGGTGTAATGAAGGAAAATAAATTATTAAAGCAAGCTGGAGCTTGGTACACTTACATTGATACTGATACTGGAGAAGAAATTAAATTCCAATCCAAAGATTTTATTGATATGATGGAAACTAAGGATGAGTTAAAAGAACAAATCTATAAAAAGATTTGTGAAGAAACTATCTTACAATACAAATCAGATTCTAAGGATATAGAAGCACATGAATTAGATACAGCAGGTGCAGAAGTAGTAGATTAAAATAAATAATAAGTTATGAGCAAATTAAAAGAAATGTTAAAGACATCTGCTTCGGCAGATAAGGCAAAAGCCCTTCTTACATTGGAGTTGTTAGAGAAACATCCCGCAGGAATCGGAGACCATTCAACTGGTGATTTCTATGAGAATGCAGAATCGGCACTTCAAATGTTAGTTGATGCAGATGATAGATTAGAAGCAATTGAAAAGTATTTCGGTGAATCTAATAATATTAACTACACAACTACAACTACATAATGAAAGGACTCTACAAAGATATCCTCAGCGAAGTAAGTGAGGAACATAAGACTAATCATCTTCGTGAAAGGAATAGTAGGGTTATGATTATTGATGGATTAAACACCTTTATCCGTAGCTGGACAACCAACCCCACAATGAATGAGGATGGTGACCATACGGGTGGGGTGATTGGTTCACTTAAATCAATTGGATATCAAATAAGAGAATTCAATCCAACCCGATGTATCGTTACCTTTGATGGTAAAAATGGTTCACAATCACGAAAGAAAATCCACGAAGGATATAAAGCTGGTAGAGAAAAGAACCGATTCCGAGTAAACCGTCAATATCAAGGTATGATGGATGAGGAGCAGGAACGACTTTCTATGAAACAACAATTCGTTTGGTTAAATGATATGTTAGATTCACTTCCAGTACAAACAATGATTTATGATGGTATTGAGGCAGATGATACAATCGCTTATCTAACTAAACATACTCAACATGATTTAGATGGTGAGGTTGTAATTGTTTCAACTGATAAGGATTTTCTTCAATTAGTTTCTGATAAAGTTAGTGTTTTTTCACCAACTAAAAAGAAAATGTATAATAGACAGGTTGTTTTTGATGAATTTGGAATATGGCCTGAAAATCTTCTTTTGTATAGAACATTAGATGGTGATAAATCAGATAATATACCAGGCATCAGAGGATGTGGTATTAAAACTCTTTTAAAGAGGTTTCCTGAACTTTCTGAAGATAGAACTATAACACATGAAGAATTCTTTAAAATGTGTGAGGAGAAGCAAGGTAAAATCAAAATGTATGATGATATCTTAAAAGCAAAAGACCAACTCCTTATGAATAAGAGGTTAATGGAATTAGATAATCCACATATTCCAGCAAATCAAAAGTTACAAATATTAGATAGATTCAATGTAGATGATACTGAATTTAAAAAGTTGGATTTCCTTAGAGTAGGACAGAAATATAAAGTACTTCAAAATTGGAGAGACATTAACGATTGGTTACATTCAACCTTTCACAACATTATTACGAAATAAATTTGGTTTATCCAATTCTTTTTCGTATATTTGAAATCAAATAAGTTATAGATGCAGAATACTGATACACTTGCCAAATACGGACAATCATTCCAAACTAAGGTTATATCAACTTTAATTGCTGATATTCGGTTATTGGATACTCTTAGTGAAATTATACATCCGAAGTTTTTTGAAGCTGAAGCTAATAAGTGGATTGTTGATGAAGTTATAAGTTATTATGATGAATTCAAAAAACCACCTACTCTTGATGTATTTAAATCAGAAATTTCTAAATTAGAAGATAGAGGTTTTCAAAAGAGTATAGTAGAACAACTTAAATTTGTTTTTACCAAAATTGGAGATTCTGATTTAGATTATGTAAAGAAAGAATTTTCAAACTTTTGTATTAATCAAAACCTTAAAGAAGCAATCGTACAATCTGTTGATTTATTAAAAGCTGGTTCTTATGATAAAATCAAAGACTTAGTAGATAAGGCAATGAAGGTTGGTATTGATTCAGATATGGGGCATGATTACTTATTAGATTTTGAAGAACGAACAACTGAAATTAATAGAAACTCAGTTTCTACTGGATGGAGTTGTATCGATGATGTTATGGATGGTGGATTAGGACCAGGTGAATTAGGAGTAGCAGTTGCACCTTCTGGTGTTGGAAAGACTTGGGTATTATGTGCATTGGGAGCAGCCGCTGTAAAAGCTGGACTTAATGTAGTACATTATTCATTAGAACTTTCAGAACATTATGTTGGACAACGTTACGATACTGTTTTTACTCAAATTCCATCTACCGATGTGAAAGAAAAGAAAGAAACTGTATTGGAAAAGATATCGAGATTAAAGGGTAAACTTTTGATTAAATATTATCCACCAAAAGGTGTATCTCCTAAGAAGATAGAAGCACATATTGAGAAAATGACAGCAGCGGGTAATAAGCCTGATTTAATCATAGTTGATTACGCTGATTTGTTATTATCTCATACAAATAAATCCGATTCAACTTATGGTGAGCAGGGTGGTGTTTACATTGAACTAAGAGGTATAAGTGGTGAATTGGGAATTCCAATTTGGACAGCATCTCAAACTAATCGTTCAGCTATTGATTCAGAAGTTATTGAAGCAGATAAGATTGCAGATTCGTATGCTAAAGTTATGAACGCTGATTTCATTATGAGTATCAGTAGAAAGGCTAAAGATAAGTTAAACAATACTGCTAGGTTTCATATTATGAAAAATAGATTTGGACCCGATGGAATTACATTTCCATCTAAAATGGATACAAATACAGGTTTTATTGAAGTGTACGATGGTAATTCTTCCGATGGGATTATTACACAAAAGGAATCCGCTGATGGAGGGCAGATGGAAAAAAAGTTACTCCATAAAAAATATGTAGAGA